GTGTGGAACTTGTAGTGGTGTTGGCTATATCAGAAAACAGAATAAAGACGGTAAGCCTTCTAAGATGTTAAACATTTGTCCTAAATGTAAAAAGGAAGGGATGTTATATATTCAAACACAAGCCCCCGCAGGATTTAATTATAAATCAAGAACAGTTAATGACGCATCTCAAGGTGGATTTAAAACAGACAAAGAAACCTTAACTAGAATTAGTGCGACATCAGACGGTGCATTAAAAGATTTTGTCGATAGTATTATTCGATACAGTGCGATTGAAACATACCTCAATACTTTTGTTACAGGTATCCGAGATAACACAAGAGCGAATAATATCTTACACCCCTCATACAATCAGTATACTACTACAACTGGTAGGTTATCGTCTTCCAAACCTAACTTCCAGAATATGCCGAGGGGTGATAAGTTTCCTGTGAAGCGAGTAATTAAATCTCGCTTTGAAGGTGGGCAGATTATTGAAGTAGACTTTGCCCAACTAGAATTTCGTACTGCCGTTTTCTTAGCCCAAGATAAACAAGGTATGGAAGACATTAAGAACGGTGTTGATGTTCACCAATACACTGCAGACATTATTGGATGTTCACGACAAGATGCAAAGGCTCATACATTTAAACCTCTGTATGGTGGAATGATGGGTAAGAAAAAAGAAAAGGAATACTATGAGAAATTTTTAAAGAAGTATAAAGATATTGCAAAGTGGCATGTTCATTTACAAGAGAAGGCTTATAAGACAAGTATCGTTAGACTACCGAGTGGTCGAGAATATTACTTTCCTAATGTGTATCGAAACATTGATAGGTATAGTGGTAAATATGTTTACTCTAATGGTACAACAATTAAGAACTATCCTGTTCAGGGATTTGCTACGGCTGACATTGTTCCCATTGCCTGTATTAATGTATGGGAATTATTAAAAGAAAAGAATCTTAAAAGTGTTATCATCAATACAGTCCATGATTCTGTGGTCCTTGATGCTCATCCTGATGAGATTGATGAAGCGATTAGTATTATCAAAACAGGATTCACTAATGTTAAAGATTCTTTATTACAAAGATATGACTGTGAGTTAAACGTGCCACTAGACTTTGAAATAAAAAAAGGTAAAAATTGGCTTGACTTATCCACAGATATATGATAGTATACTAGCACATAAAAACTATAATAGGAGAATATTATATGACGAATGACTTAACGACAGATATAGATAATTTATCCCAAGATAAGTTAATGGCTTTGATAGGCCAAGAAACTGACTCAGGGGGTGGTGACGGTACAATACTGTCACGATTATCTATTAACTATGACTCCGAGGATGCTGACGGCAATCTTATAAAACGAGGATTGTTTAAGGTAGATTCTCAACAGCATGGCGTTATCTATGCTGAGAAGGTGTCCTTTAGACCTTTCTTCAATACATATCAGTATAAAAAATATGATGAAGAGAATGAGGAAAACAATTACAAATCAGTCATGTTTACTAGTTGGACTGATGCAAAGCCTGATACCAATGGTACAGAGGCTTGTGGTAGCATACCGAGGTCGATGAGAGACGGACTTGAAATTGCCGATAAGATAGAGCAAGATAAGATTACATGTTTTAGAAATGTGTTTGGTCTTGTCACTATCAAAGGTAAAGACTCTAAAGGGAAAGAAGCATCCTTGGTTAATGAACCCGCCTTGTATCGAGTACGGGGTGTGAACTTCCTACCTATCGGGGAACAATTAAAAAGTCTATCCAAAAGAAATAAGATTATGTTGAATACTGTACTAGAATTTTTTGGTACAGAGAAACATACCAATGGTAGTGTGACTTACTTTGTAGCTAAGATAAAAGACTCCAATAAAGATGTGAAGTTCTCAGAAGAAGATAAGAAAGTCTTCAATATGTTTAAAGAGCATATTAAAAGTGAGAATGATTATGTCAAGAGGGAGTATGCTGAAGCCTTAAAAAGAAAACATAAGGCATCCACAACAGCAGATGATTTAGATGATGAAATTCTTTTAGAGGAAATGTCAGCTTGACTTTCTTAGAAGAAGTAAAATCATTTTTGGCACAGGCTCAAAACGAGCCTGTCGCCATACCTAAACAGATTCTTAAAGAGTTTAAAGAAGACTGTGGAAAGGCAGTCGAAAAACAATTCACAGATAAAAGAGATACAGAATTTAGAATTAGAATGTCCAGTATTGGTAGACCCCTATGCCAATTACAAATGGAAAAGAAGTATTTCAATGATGATTCATTAAAGAACTTTGACAATTATAATTACAAGTTAAGAAATTTATTTGGTGACATCCTTGAAGCCGTTGTGGTGATGTTACTAAAAACAGTTAAGGCAAACATTAATGGTTTACAAGGTGATGTGAAGTTAGAAACAGAATACTTCGACATAAAAGGTACATACGATATCATTATAGATGATAAGGTTTATGACATCAAGAGTGCATCACCGTTTGCCTTTGAGAAAAAGTTTGGGGAACAGGGCGGTGGATTTGATAAGTTTGTAGAAGGTGATGTCTTCGGATACTTATCCCAAGGGTATCTGTATTCAGAAGCCACCGCCAAACCTTTCGGTGGTTGGATTGTAGTTAATAAATCTACAGGTGAATTATTATTAAGCAGTCCCCCTGAAGAAGATGAACAGTATCGTAAACAAGCGTTGGATATTGTTTATAAAAATATCAAAGCCTTAATGAAGGATGAGCCTTTTGAAAGATGTTTTGATTTAGTAGAAGAAATGTTCTACCAAAAGCCGACAGGCAATAAAGTTTTAGGTACTGTGTGTTCTTTCTGTGAGTATAAATATAAATGTTGGGGTGATAACATTCAATACTTGCCCCAACAACAGTCAAAAGCAAGAAACCCTAAGTTCAGTTGGTATGTAGAATTAAATAATCCAAAGGAGATAGTCGATGAAAAAAGTACCAATTGATGATGACAGTGTTGTTATTGTCATTAAACCTTATGGTGATAACAGGTTTGCCTGTGGTTTACATTCTAACTATAAACAAGATACAGATGATAAAGTCATGTGCTATACCGTAGCTATGGGCCTTTGCCAAATAGCTTTGGATGACCCTGACATGGTGTATGAAATTGGTTTAAGTGTAGTGAACATTGAAGAGAAGAAAAAAGAAACCAAGACTAATGGTCATGATAATGTATTACATATAAGTGAATGGAGAAAGAAGTTAAACTAATGAAACATAATTCAGATTTTAGATACGACTTAGAGGTAGGTAAGAGTGGGGAAAAAATAATTGGTGAGATATTAAAAGGGGACAATGTAGAAGTTAAGTCCGAGATAGACAAGTGGATTAAGAGTGGTAATCACTTTTGTGAATATAAAAGCAGGGGGAAAGATAGTGGGATAAATACAACAGAATCAAAGTATTGGACTATTAATTTATATAAAGGAAAACAATTCTGTTTTGCTATTTCTTTAGAGACAGATAGATTAAAAAAGATTCTTGAAAAAAATAAGTATCGTTCTGTTCCAGGGGGAGATAGTAATACTTCATGGGGTTGGCTAGTTCCTTTAAAAGATTTATTGGATGTAGAAAACTATGGATAATATTAACCCGTCTTACTATAAAGAAGGAATTGAAACTGCTGATTATATAGAATCAAACAACATGGATTATTTCCAAGGTAATGTGATTAAGTACGTTACTAGATTTAAAAGGAAGAATGGTTTAGAAGATTTAAAGAAAGCAGAGTGGTATCTGCAAAGGTTAATTAAAAAATATGCTGACTGAAAAAACATTTTTTGATGATAAATATTTTTATGATATAGACTTTAAATATTTAAATAAGTTAGATAGTGTATATGATAAATATGCTTACTTAAAATATAAAATAGAATATGATGGTAGATTAAATAATAGGCCTCTTGCTGACACAGAATATACATTAAATGATATTTTAAATAAATCTATGATTGTAGATAGAACAGATATTGATTGGAAATCTAAATTAGATTATGTTATATATAAGATTGCAAATAAGATAGCTTTACTAGAAAAGTATATTACTAAACATTTTGATGCTGAAGATTCTCGTTCTAGTTCATCAGGTTATTATGAAGATAAAATTATGGAAATGGAAAAAGACTTGATAAGGATTGTAGATAAGGAGATACTTTTATGAGAGTAATTAAAGACCCTTTTACAGGAAAACTG